CATTAAATCTCTTTCAAGCGCCCAGTCCGTTGGTGTGTCTAGGTGGTCGTTGTACTCTTTGCGTTCTTCAATTAAATCGAGCAATAAATTATAATATTCTCGGTGTGTGTCTTTTGACATTGGTTTGAGATAATCATCATCGAGTGGCTGTTGATTGTCTTGTTCTGGCAAATATGTAAACTCGTTGTTGTCAAATAATCTCTGTTGGTGTTCTGCTTCTTCTTCATGGCATTCAAAACAAAATTCAAATGCTTCTGGTGTGTATTGACCGCAATTTGGGCAAGTGTTTTCTACTATTTTTATTGCTTTTTTTCTTTGTTCTTCTAGTCTTTTGTTTGCTTTTGTTCTGTTTATTTTCATTTTATTCCCCTTTGTTGTTGTGTTCATAACTTATAATTGAATTATAAATACAATGCAATATAAATATTAATTATTTAGCAATTATTTTGATGGGTAGATTTTAACTTATTCATTCCCAGCGCTTTCTATAATAGAGTTGTTTCTTTTATCCTTTCAAGATGATTGGAAATCATCATAGGCGTTCTTTGTGTCTTGTATCACTTAAAATAAGAAGTTTTTAATATGATTTTACGGACTATATTTCGACCGAGTATTTCAATATGTCAAATAACGTGTTTTTAGTTATACTTACTTATGCATAAAATGTTAAAAATATCTTCTGCAACCTTGTGTTTAATATAACTATATGCAGAAAGTAGGAAAAAGTATGTTTACAAGTAGAATAAATCATGTATGGTTGTGATATCATATGTATTACTTAAATCAAAAGATTTAAACATCTATAACTTAATAAATTAAATCAATGACTTACAACAGTTTATCTTTAGAAAAGTTAGTGTATATAAGCGTTGATACAAAGTATGTTTAAGTAGATTGAGTAAGTCAGGTTGAGATTCATGACTAACTAAGCGGTGACTAACTAAGCTTAGTGACTAACTAAGCAGGACTTACATATATCCAGTACGAATACAAGTTAGATACGAGGGGGGGACCTGAATAGAGTTCCTCAGACATTGATACCTAGTAAGGTAAAAACTAACTTCCCTTTATATATGTGAGAGTCCTTTATATTTATATTAGATCAAATTAATTGGCATATAAGAGATTATTGGTCATAGCTGCATCTTGACTACTTCAAGTCACAAGGAGTTGTAGATGTTATTTAATATGAAGCCGAAGTTTGTTAGTGATTTATTAAGTGAGTTTGATAGGTGGTTAGTCATGAACAAGAAAGTTAATACCATCCCCAGCGCTGTTGATCTTGAAGAAGATGAAGTATATAGCTTGGATGAAGTTGAGCCTATAGAGCCAGTTCATACCAAGAGAACTTCAGATTATACTATGTTTGAGATCTGGTTAAAGGTAGAAGGTGAAAGAATATACGATAGTTGGTTAAAAGCCAATGGGGGATAGGTGGAAATTAATAAGATTGCTTTAGTAAGTGAAAGAAACAAGGAAGCGTTTGAAGCAGAATTAAATGCTGTATTATTTCAGATAGAAGATGATGATCAGTTTATTAGCTTAGTTGATATTAAGTTAAGCACTGCTCATTTTAATAATAAAGAAATAATTTATAGTGCGCTAATAATATACAAAGTTAGATAGTTCTTTTCCTCCTACCATGATCAGGCTAGTCTCATCTAGTCGATTTTGGAGTCAAGACTACTTCTTCCCTAGTAGCCTTGATTCTAAAGTTAAAGGAGTACGAAGTGGTTAGTAAAAGACCTCTATCTTTTATGGATATTATGTTCTGTCAGCTGTATGCAGAAACAGGAAATAAAAGAGGAAGTGCTAAACAGGCATATGGTAATAGATATAAAGGTAGTTATGTAGATGGTCCGTTGACTAAAAACTTGATGCAGAGGAAAGAAATAGTGGACAAAATAGCAGAGCTTAGGCAGAAGTTCTTAGATAAGCATAACGATATAGGCGAAGAAATAATGGGTAGAGCTAGATCGGCAGACGATAATAACTGCCATCACCTATATCAGATAGCTGTTAATATTATGGGTATAGAAGCTCCTAAGAAGTCAGAAAGAAAAGACCAGAAAATATTTAGTATTCCTAAACACGAAGCTCCTCAGATAGAAGCTGATGTTACTGTAGAGCCTGAAGAAGTTAAAGAAATAGAAGCTCATAAAGATACTAATAACGAGGAGCCTTATGTATAATATGTCTCGTAGCTTTGCAGACATGGAAATGGCTAATGAGTATCTAGTTAATCAATTAAATATTTACGAATCGTTATTGCCAGTAGATATACAAATATACGATAATTTAGATCTTACCAAGAAGTCTTGGGTTAAGGTTGTTAGTATAACTTTTAACAAAGCAAGGGGGGAAGATGTTAGACAAATTAGGCGTAACAAAACTAAAAGTTAATAGAGATGATAGAGGTGAGCTGTACGAAGTAATTCATGATTATGAAATTCCTAAGTTCGGTCAGCAGTACATTGTAACTACTCGTAAAGCTGGTACAGTAAGAGCCTTTCATAGGCATAAAGAATTATGGGATTGGTTTACGATCGTAGCTGGTTGTGCGAAGTTTGTTATTGTTTCACCTGATGGTAAAGAAATTAATCAGTTTATCTTAGATGGCAAAGAACCTTCTATGCTTACAGTTCCTCCTGGATACTGGCATGGCTGGATGGCTCTTGAAGATAATACAGTTCTAAACTCCGTAGCAAATAATTGTTATAATAAAGAAAATCCAGACGAAGAAAGAGTTCATCCTTATAGCTTTGATAAATTCGTTTGGGATATAAAGTTTAAATAATGGATACTCATAAAAGATCTTTAGTTAAAAGTTTAGCTTGGCGTTTAGTAGCTACTACTAATGGCGTTCTTGTAGCTTATCTAATTACAGGTAACTTCTACTCTGGATTTAAAATAGGTGTGGTTGGTAATATAACAGGTATGATCTTATATTATATCCATGAACGAGTTTGGACTAATATTAAATGGGAGAAGTATAATGCTTAAAATAGAATTAGGTGGCGGTCTTTATCCTAAAGGTGATGGATTCTTAAATGTTGATCTGTTGAATTTAAAAACAGTAGATCATGTATGTAACTTTGATAAAGATAAATTACCATTTGAAGATAATAGTGTAGATGAAATCTTTAGCGGTCATTGCTTTGAACATCTTATATCATGTGGTAATATATTGCGTGAAATAATGAGAGTTGCTAAGAACGGATGTAAGATAGAAATTAGAACTCCTCATCCTAGCCATGATCTTGCTATGTGTCCTACATTCATGCCGTTTGGTGGCCATGAATCGATTTTTTCTCATTGGTGGTGGGTTGATGTTCTTACTCACTTTGCTAAAGATTGGTTCAAGGATAGCGGTAGAATTATTATAGATGATTTCTGGTTTCATAAGTGTGATGATTATGAAAATCATCCTAAAGATCTTATACCTCAAAAGCTAAAAGACTTGTTTGATAGTGAAGCACAGTTTGAAGAATTTAGTCGTACTCATTTGCGCAACTGGATAACTGAATTTTCAATGATAGGACATATTGAAAAATGAAAATACACTTCGCAATGGGTGCTGAGTACCATAAACAGCATTTCGTTGATATAAAAGCCAAGCTAGAAGAACGTGGTCATGTATGTAGTTATGAATATGACGGACAAGATGTAGCAATATTGTCTGATGCTGGATGTACAATACTTACCGAAGCTCCTAAACTATATAACATGAATCATAATTTGTGCAGTAAGAATACTTTTTGGATTAAAAGCACTCGTGATAATAAGTTTAACGAGCGAGAAATGGGTATGACTCATCTTGTTCCGTCTCAATGGTATGTTGAACGATTAAATAGGTTAGGTAGAGATGCTATTGCAATAGGCTGCCCAAGACTAGATAAAGCAATCGAGACAAAACCAATAGAAAATAGAGTATTCTACTCTAACACTTGTCATAATACAGTTACTTCACATTATTATATTGGTCATAGTATTTATGAATTACCTTATGACCTAAAGGTTAAATATCATCCTGCTTATGCTCATGTAGATGGGTATGTATATGATGAAAACATTGAAAATATTTATCCTAATTCGTGCAATGATATTTCTGGAGAGCAGAACATAGCAGAAGCTCAGGTAGTAATATCAGATTTTGCAACTGCTGCAATAGATAGTATTATGCTAGATCGTCCTACAATATTTTATTACAATAAATGTTATGGTGAATCCATTTATTATAATACAGATAATGTTGAGATTATAGCTAGTGATGCTGGATGTGTTTGTTTTACATTAGATGAAATAAAAGAAGCCACTAAAAAAATAATGAATGGCGAAGATGAAAAGAAAGAACGTAGAAAAGAACTATCTGAAATATTTTGGGATTATAAAGGCAACGGACTTGATCGTATAGCAGAGGTAATTGAAAATGGATAAGATTGTTTATACATATGGAATTATTGTTTATACATATGGAGTTTTTGATTTACTTCATACTGGACATATAAAATTATTAAAGAGAGCTAGAGCACTAGGAACTCATTTAATAGTTGGTGTTGTAGATGATGTAGCTGTTAAGAAGAAAAAGGGTGATGATAGACCTATTCAACCTCTTTCTGAACGTCTTGCTATTATTAGAGAACTTAAATGTGTTGATGCCGCATTAGCTCAAAAAGAATTTGATCCATCGTTTGAAATGAAAGCTGTTGGCAATGTACATATTTTAGCTAAAGGTGATGATTGGGATTATATTCCAGGACAAGAAACTATAAACGCATTAGGTGGAGTATTGATTAAGTTGAAATATACAAAAGGTATTTCTACTAGCGATACAGTTAAGAGAATAAAATGTTATTAATATCTCAACATTCAAGATTATTAAAACTAAAATTTCCAGAGAATACTACTTATAGAATAAATACTGCTTGGATAAAAAACAAAAAAGAATTAAAAGATTTATTAGATAATATAACTAATGATGTTTTTTTAGATTATCCATGTAAGAGAAAAAAACTTCCTCGGCCAACATTAAACTTTGAAGATTTATTAGAGTTTATGTATGAGTATAAAAATATAAAATATTTTGCTATCTCTAACGTAGAATCTTATAAAGATATAGATAAAATTAGAATAGTTATTCCTAAAAGAATTAAAATTATTCCTAAGATAGAAACATCTAAAGGAATTAGAAATATTAAAAAAATAGTTAATAGTCTTAGACAAGATGAAAAATATTTAATGTTAGATAAAGAAGATTTATATACTGATTTAATTTGTAATGAAAGAAAATATGAAAAATATTTAACTAGATTAGAAGATGCAGTTAAAAAACTAGATAAAAAATTATTAGAATTGCAAGGTGTTATATTTGCAGCTAAGGGGGAATAATGATACTAGTAGTCGGTGGAGCAGGATATATTGGAAGTCAGTTAGTAAATCAGCTTGTGAACAAAGGACACGAAGTAAAAGTATTAGATCGAGGTTACTTTGGTTTAGATGGATTGAGTAGTTTGATTCATAAAGTAAAAATTGTTCGAGCTGATATGCGAAGGATTCCCAAAGATATATTCAAGGATGTTGGCGTAGTTATAAATGTTGGAGGATTAAGCAATGATCCTACAGCAGAATATTCGCCAGAAGCTAATCACGAAATGAATGTAGAAGCTACTTATGATATTGCAGTAGAAGCTAAAAAAGCTGGAGTTAAGAAATACGTTCTAGCATCTTCATGCTCTATATACGATAAAGGTCTTGTTGATGAAGCGTCTGATGTTTTATTAGATGAAAGTGCTAAAGTAGATCCGAAAGCTGCTTATGGTAAGTCTAAGTTTGATGCAGAGAATAAAATCTTTCCTCTGGCAGATAAGAATTTTAAAGTGGTTGCGCTAAGAAAGGGAACTGTTTTCGGGTACTCTCCTCGCATGAGATATGATCTTGTAGTTAATACTATGATTATGTGTGGTATTACTAAGGGCAAGCTAAAATTAAATTACAATGGTCAGATGTGGCGGCCAATGGTTAGCATAATGGATGCAGTACAGGCCTATATAATGGCTGCTGTTATTACTGATATGGAAGGTATTTATAACGTATCATCATTTAATATTAGAGTTTCTGAGCTGGCTATTATCGTTAGAGATGAACTTATTAAGCATGGTTATCCATGTGAACTAGATCTTAATCAGGATGAAACTGGAATTAGAACATATAGAGTTACTTCTGAAAAGATTAGACAACTTGGATGGAGTCCTAATTTATCTTTAAGACAAGCTATTAAAGATATTATATCTCATATATCAGCGTATGAAGATATGGGATTAGATTGGAATTATCCAGAACAGTACAATATTAAGTGGATGCAGATCATTGATAGATGCGCTTTGGTTTTAGGTGTTGAAAGGAAATCATACGAATGTATTTAATAATTGGATCTAATGGTCAGCTGGGAAAAGAATTATATTCTTATTATCCTGATGCTATAGGTTTAAAACATATTAATATGCCAGTAGAGGATCCAGAAATTATAGAATTAATATGTGAACTAAAACCTAAAGTTATATTTAAATGTTCAGCTTATCATGTCATGTCTGATTGCGAAACATATCCAGAAATAGCGTTTCAAGTAAATGCTATTGGACCTAGAAACTTAGCAATAGCAGCTAAAAAAGTAAAAGCTAAGTTAATACATTTTTCTACTGATTATGTTTTCGATGGTTGTACTAAAAAATATTATGATGAAGGTGATCTTCCTAATCCACTTAATACTTATGGTATAACTAAATTAGCTGGAGAACATTTTGTTAAATCTAATTGTGATGATTATATAATAGCTAGAGTTTCAGCTTTATTTGGTAAACATAAATGCAGAGCTAAAGAATTTAATTTTCCTCAGATGATGATAAATAATTCTAAGAATGGAAAACTCACAGTAGTTAATGACCAAATAGTTACTCCAACTTATACTTATAATTTAGTTAGACAAATAGACCTAATGATAAAAAAAGATTTAATAGGTTTATTTCATGTTACAAATAATACTTCATTGTCTTGGTTTGATTTTACTAAAAAAATTATGGATCATCTTGGTCTAGCAGTAGATATGATACCAGTTAAGACTAAGTCTAGTAATGTTAAACGTCCTATGTTTTCAGCATTAAATAATGAGAATTTGAAAACAAATAAATTAGATGAAATGTGGACAATAGATAAAGCATTGGAGCATTACTTAAATGGCTTACACTAAAAAGTTTCAGGCTTTACTAAATAGTCTTGAAAATCTTTCTGTAGATCAAGCATCTCAAAAGTTTTTAATAGGTTGCCAGAAGTTAGGCGCAAACGAAAGAATTAGAAACTTATATAAAGTTAAAAACAAAGATGGTTCTATAGTAAACTTTGTGCCGAACAAAGGTCAGTCAATGTTTAGATCAAGATCTTCTAATCGTGATCTGATTTTAAAATCAAGACAGATAGGATTTACTACAGACGCTTGTGTTATAGGATTTGATAAAGCTGTATTCGATCCTGGATCTCATTGCGGTATAATGGCAGATAAACGAGAGCGAGTTAAAGAAATATTCGCAATGGTTCGTAGAACATATCGTTTATTTGTAAAAGATTGGGGTCAGCTTATTGATTTAAGCACAGATCTTAATAATCAAAATGAACTTGTATGGCATGACAGAGATTCAGCTATTAAAGTTGCATATGATTTCAAAGGATACACACTTAAATACTTGCACATCTCGGAAGCAGCTTTTATAGATGACCAGCGTATTACAGAATCTACTGAATCTATTCCTGATACTGGTCGTATTGTTATGGAAAGTACGCCTAATGGTATGGGCGGTTATTTGTTTCATCAGTACCAAAGTGCTATTAAAGACAAAGGTACATATAGAAAACATTTTTTTCCTTGGTTTGATCATTATCCAGAACATATGATAAATGTTGCAGATGATATAACTTGGAATACTAAAGAAGAAGAACAAAAAAATCTATATGGTTTAAGCGATCAGCAGTTGATGTGGCGTAGGTGGAAGATAGACGATATGAATGGTGATGAAGAAGAATTCAATCGTTTATATCCTACTGATGAAATTAGTTGTTTCTTATCTGGACGTAATCAAGTCTTTACACAAGGCATCTTAAATAGATTAAATAAAAATAAATGTGATCCAGCTTTTAAACTTAGCTTAGTTGAAGATGGATTGCAGATAAAAGCTGAAGATGATGAACTAAGTGATTTTTGGGTGTGGGAAAAACCAAAGCCAGGAGAGGTATATGCAATCGGAGCTGATCCTTCTGAAGGAATCGGTAAAGATTATGGAGCAGTTGTCGTCATCCGCTGTAAAAATGGACGAGTGGTTGCGGAAGGTCAATTCCAATTGGAACCCGATCTGTTCGGAAGATGGTTATACAGGGCTGGTAAATACTATAATCAAGCGCATATATGTTGCGAAGTTAACAACATTGGACACGCAGTCTTGCAAACCCTTGTTAAGATGTATGGCAACCTATACAAACGTAGAACAATCGATGAAAGAACGGCACAGCCTACAAAGAAAGTCGGATTTCTTACATCTAAAGATAGTAAAATAACTATTATTAATAATTTAAAATCAGCATTAAGAGATGGTGGTACATTATCTAATAGCTCTCGTTTCATGCAAGAAGCTACAGTATATATAAGAGAAGAAACTGGATCATATAATGCTCAATCTGGAGCACATGATGATATTGTTATGGCTTATGCTATGGCTTGGGAACAAGCTAGGTTGCTTGGAACCTTTGATGGACCAAAAGAAGATGACTATGATGACGGAATGACTGTTAATCCGTACACAGGATTTCTTGAGTCTGCTATTTAATAAGGATATATTATGGATGAAAAGAGTATAAGAGCGAAAAAACATTTCGATTGGTGGTTTAAAAACTCTGAAAGTTTTTGTCGGCCTTATTTTAAAAAGTTTAATCGGTTGTTTACAATGTATCTTGCCAAACAAGCGAGGTATGAAAACACTCCAGCTTTCCAAAGAGCTAACTTGAAACCTCCGTATGCTTTTCAACAAATAGAAACAATGAAGCCACAGATAATGGAAACAATATTTAATGAGCGACCATATCTACAGCTTCAAGGCCGTAACGCAGAAGATGAAGAACCAGCTGAAATAATGTCGCAATACATTGATCAGCAGTTAGACGAAGTTGGAATTTATGAGAAGTATGATTCGTTTGAAAGTGCGCTTCTTATATACGGTACTTCAATAGCTAAGGTTCCTTGGGTAATTAAAGATCGTAAGGTTAGACGTAAGCGACCAGTAATAGATGAAGATCTAGGCATTGAAGTTATGAAAACAGTAGAAGAAATAGAAACCTATTATGACAATATAGATTTTCAACCTATTCCAATTACAGATTTCTTTCCTGATTGGAGAGCAACTAGTACAAATGTACAGGATTTTGATTGTGCTCATAGAATGTATAAGAGCTTTTGGGATTTAGAAGATAAGAAAAGAAAGAAAGTGTTAGATGATTATGAAGGTTACTATATAAATCTAGACGAATTAAAGAACGCTATAACAGATAGTGATGGTGATGTTGAAACCGATGCAAATAAATCTGAATGGGATAATGAGAAATTAAGTGCTTTAGATCAAGCATCGAGTCCGTCTAAAGGATTAGAAAAAATTAAATGTGTAGAGTGGTGGGGATTATTTGCTTCTAAAGCTGGCAAAGCACCAGTTCCATATATCATAACAATAGCAATAGATTATGGTATTGTTATTAGATGTGAAGAAAACGGAGTACCAGGACAGCTTAAACCTTTTGTAGCATCACCTGATTATCCAGTTAACGGAGAGTTCTATGGTATAGGCGAAATAGAAATGATTGAATCGCTTGTGCATGAAGCAACGTCATTGCGTAATGCTAGGCTTGATCAAGCTAATATGGCTTTGAATCGTATGTTTATAGTAGATAGAACAGCTGGAGTTAATCATAGATCTATTTATTCTAAGCCAGGTGGAATCATTTGGGCTAACGATATAAACGGTCTAAGAGAATTACCACCTCCTGAAGTAACTGGATCATCTTATAAAGAAATTGGACAGGTTGAATTTGATATTCAAAACACAAATGCAACCATAAATGCTGGTCAGGGATCTTCTAATTTTGGCAAGGCTTTCACTAAGACAGCTACAGGTGTTAATTATTTACAGAAATATTCTTCTAATAGAATAACAGCTAAAATTAAAATACAGGAAGCGTATGTTTTAAAACCTCTTATTACATTAATGATGCACTATAATAGAGAGTTTGTATCCGAAGATAAAATAGTTCGTATTACAGGCAAGCCGTTTAATTTTTCAGATCTTCCAATAGAAGCATTTGAAAGAGAATACGATTATAGAAGAATAGCTGTATCTGAAAAGGTTAATAGAGCTGAAAGACAGAGTAACTTAGCTATGGTCTTTCAAACCTTAATGCCTTTTATACAAGCATACCCGACAGCGTTTCATGTAAACAATCTTATTGGAGATTTCTTAAAAGAATTTGAGTTTAAGAATGTAGATAAATATTTTAATAATCAAATGTACGAACAGATGATGGGTCAACAACAACAGCAACAACAACAACAAATGCAGCAACAGCAACAACAGCAAATGCAAGGGGGAATGAATGGACAATCAGGACAGGCTCCAATGGCTTAGGGAACAAAAAGAAGATCTGCTTAAACAGCAGACAGGATGTATAAAAGCTAAAAGATTATTGAAAAATAGAGATTATAAGGAATTGATTCTCAATCAGTTGGATCTAGAGATAAAAGGACTAGTAAATAAAATCTCATCTCCTTCTAACATATCGTATAGTGGTGAGGAAAAACTCACAGGCATAGAAGCTGTACGTTATCTTCAAGGGCAGATCAGAACTACTAGGGGGTTCCGATCCTATCTGGATAATATTATCCTATCAGCAGAAGAATCTGATACTCAGATAAGATTGATTGATGCAGAGATTGAATCCATAACAGGACAACCAGACTTCGACAACCAATAGTGGCTCGAATAAGGCTCCTAAAAAGGAGGACGATATGGCAGTAAATGAATATGGTGAAACGACAACTGAAACGATTGATGGTGTTGAATTAGAAGAAATTCAGGCTGGAGAAATCCAGGATGAAGAAGTCAAAGAAGATCAAATCATTGATAATTCAGCTCGCGAAACTGAGGGGGATGATAATCAGGAAGAAGAACAAGGTGATGTAGAAGGTGAAGATGCTCCTAAAGATCAATGGTCAGGCAATTACGATAAGCTAAAAGGCTCTTATGAGAACCTTCGTGTATATGCTAATCGTATGAAACAAGAGAACGACTTGCGCATGGCTCAATTAGAAGGTCGTCTTAACCAGATAAATCAGCCTCAACAGCAAACGCTTCGACCTGATGAACTGTTTGAAGAAGGAGTTAAGAAGAATCCTTATGAAGCAGTTCGGAATGTAGCAGAAGAAAGTGCAGCAGATACAAGGAATAGGTTACAAGCGATTGAGCAAAATCAAGCATTACTTGCTTTGAAAGAAGCTGAATCAAATCTAACCACACAGCATCAGGATTACAAAGACATGAAGCCAGTAATGAATGAGCTTTATCAATCTGGTAGGTTTAATCATTTGATTAATCCTAGTAATCCTAACGCTCCTGAGTATCTTGAATTTCTCTACTACAAAGCTAGAGAACTACAAAAAGGTGATCTTGTAAGTAGAGCTAAGAAGCAAGGCAGAGAAGAAGCTGCTAATGCACAGCGAAGTAAGAAAAAAGCATTTGCTGAATCTCCTAGCAAGCCTACAGGATCTAAATCATTTAAAGATCTCAATCTTAAAGAAATGGAATCTGAGTTAGGACTAGCTCCTAATCGTAATTCTACTATTTAGAGATTGATTGAAAGGAATTTAAAATGTCTACAGGAACAAACACGACAACTACGTTGTCTGCGAATTTATGGACTTATTATAATAAAAGGTTGCTTACTCGTTTAGAAGATACGCTTAGATTGTATCAACTTGGTGATATGCGACCACTTCCAAAAGGTTTTGGTAAGGTAGTATATTTTTTACGTTACAACAACATGACGATTGATGATGCTCAAACGCTAACTGAAAGTACACCTCCTGATGATACAGCTCTGTCGTCAGTTAATGTAACAGCAACGATTTCTCAGTATGGTAACTATACTAAGATTTCTGATCTAATCAGCATTACAGCAGTTGACCCAGTTGTTAATTCAGCCATTGATATCCTCGGATATAATGCATCTTTGAAAATGGATACAGTAGCTAGAGCAGAACTTGATTCTGTTGGTGCTACTCAGTATGCCAATAGTAAACTTAGCCTTGCTACTACTGGTTCTTCAGATGTTTTAACTGCTAAAGAATTTCTAAAAGCAGTTACTACATTGAAATCTAATGCAGTGCCTACTCGTAGTGATGGTAACTACATTGGTGTAGTACATCCAGCTTGTTCCTATGATATTATGAATGATACTGCTGTAGGTGGATGGTTAGATGTAAGTAAATATACTTCTTCTGATAAAGCCTATAAAGGTGAAATTGGTAAGGTTTATGGTGTTCGTGTTGTTGAAACTCAGAATATGAGTTCAACCGCTACTGGAACATCTGGTGGTGCTTATGTATTCAATTCATATGTCTTAGGTGGAGATGCCTTTGCGTGTATTGAATTAGGTGGCCAGAATCTTAAAACTTTTATCAAACAAGCAGGGTCGGCAGGAACAGCAGATCCATTGAATCAGCTATCGACAGTTGGTTACAAGATGACGTTTGCAGTTAAATATCTTGGTGGTTCAGCTGCTTTTGATACTGATCGTTTGGTTAAGATTAAATCAGGAACGGCTTCTGGTATAACGAGTTAGGCGAGTTGTACTTCCCCCACAACCACGCTCACAAGACCCCCATCCCCTTAATCGGGGGTGGGGTAATCTTGGTGTTTTGGAGATATTATGTATGCAAGAGAGTTTGAAAGAAAGATAAAGAAAAAGAATTTAGGCTTATGGATTAATTGGAAAAGTGCTAGACCAAATTACGAAAATTTAGGTAGTGTTGGTTTGTACTGGAACAATAAATATATATGTGCAATGCCATTGACTGATATGCCTGAAGAAACTATTCAAGAAAATAATGGTAAAATACTTGCTAGAGGTTGGAGGGATATAGAAAGTATTTTAAAACAAGATGGATACATATAAATTATTCGGGGGGATATATGCTAAAGATTGCTATGCTTCATAGCGAATGGAACGGCTGTGGTTATTGGAGAATATTTGAACCAGCTAGATTTTTAAATAAATTAAAAGATTTTGAAATAATTTATTTTCCAAGAATTGAACAACTAAAAGGTGATATAAATTATTATAAACGTAAATGTGGAAATGCTGACTTAATAGTAGGCATGAGAGTAGATAATATTAAATCAGTACAAATGTTAATGGTACTTAGGCATATGTGTAAAGTACCTCTTGTATTTGAAACCGATGATGATTTTCAAAATGTAGATAATATGAATATAGCAGCAAAACATTGGAAAAAAGGTGGGGAACCTTATACTTGCGCTTCATTACAACTTGAAGAATCAGATTTATTACAGTTTTCTACATTACCTTTAAAAAGAACATTTGGTTATAGTACAAAAAAACCTACTTGGATAATGCCAAATCTTATTGATATTGAATCAGTATCTAAGCAATCAGTTAAAAATGAAACAGATGAAATAAGAATAGGTTGGGCTGGATCTGCAACTCATTATCAAGATCTTAAAATGATAATACCAGCTATTGAACGTATTCAAGAAGAATTTAAGAACGTAAAATTCGTATCAATAGGCATGAAGTGCGATTATATGCACGAAGGTGAAGTAGAAAATAAAAAACTAAAACACCAGTTTGAATTTATAGAAGGTGGTAATTTTAGATCTTGGACTGAAATTCTTGGTAAAGCAAGAATAGATATAGCAGTAGTACCTCTTGAAGATATTAAATTTAATAAATGCAAATCTAATTGCAGATATTTAGAATGGTCATCTCTTGGAGTGCCTGGAATTTATAGTGATGTTTATCCGTATGCAAAAACAGTTCATGATGGAAAAGATGGTTATCTTATTCCAATGCGTGATGATTTGAATAGAACAGCATCGAGGGCAACAATAGATTCTTGGTATGATAGATTAAAAGCATTAGTTATTTCTAAAAAGCATAGAAATGAAATGGGATTAAATGCTTATAAAAATGTAAACGAAAACTATTCCTTACAAAATAATATTAATATTTGGGCTAATAATTACAAAGAAATGATAGATATGAATATTAGTTTGCATGATATTGATAAGGCAGAACAAGAATTATTATCTGAAGGAATAGATTTAGGAGAACGATATGCCTAGCGCAACTGAAGGTTTTACATTAGATGAAATAGTTTCAGATATTCAAACTCGTATAGGTAATGACTCTACAGCTTTCTCAACATTCTTAACTAACATGACAAATGTAGTCCAGATGGAACTTTGTAATATGCATGATTGGTCTTTTCTTCATACAACTGGAACGATTTCATATACAAATGGAACTGGAACTTCTACAGTACCAACTAACTGTATTGATATAGAAGATATAGTAGATGCAACAAATGGTCGTAGATTAAAACCAGTAGAATTAAGAGAGATAGATAGATTTGATCCAGAAAGAAATACTTCTGGCAAGCCAACAGAATATGCTAAATGGGGAACTTCTACTATATATTGGTTTCCAAAACCAGATGCAGATGGAACATTTAATATTAGATATAAGCAACGTCCTACATATATGACTACAGGTTTGTATCCTACCATACCTACTCAGTATCAATGTTTAATAATGCAAAGATTATTCTGTATTGGATTACAGCATGAAACAGATGATAGGTATTCTGGAGAGTATCAGATTTGGAAAGACATGGTTAAAGACGCAATACGTTCTGATATGCTAATGTTAGAAGGTGATGCTAGAATTAAATGGCCACAAGAAGAAGGTGGTGATTCTTCTTGTTCAACTTATAGTCAGGCTGTAAGGAGCTGGTATGCCAGCTAGAAATTTAATTGTTGAACGAAATCATAAGAATACTGGTGGTGTTAACACTACTGCTTCTATTACAAACCTAGAATATAACCAAGCATCAGATATTAATAATGGAGATTTAACAACTACAGGTTCAGTTATTAAAAGGCAGGGTTATAGACCTTTAAATGGAATAGCTTGGAATAGTAATAAAATACGTTTAATAAAAGAATATGTAATTAGTGATAGTGATAACCAGATAATAGCTTTTGGTGTAGATGATACAAATGTAAGTGGAGCAATAGGTCAATTATCTGGAACACCATATGCATCAGCATCTTTTTTTGACGAGATAATATCTCTTAGTAGTTTAAAGCGTCCTAGCTTTGTACAGTTTGAAGATTTGTTTTATGTGTTTAATGGCACAACAGATCGTACTTGGGATGGAACAACTGCTAGACAGATAGGCATCGATGTACCAGCAGCAGCTTGTGCTGGAACTTCTCCAGCAGGCGGTGTTTTATTTACTGGAGATTATGTTGTTGCTTATACATATAGAAACTCTACTACTGGAGCTGAAAGTAATGTTTCTCCGCTAGTAACTATAGCAGCAACAGCTAATGATTATTTATCTATAACTGGAATAACTCCAGGTGATTCAGATACAGCAGATCAAATAAGAATATATCGTACAGTAGCAAATGGAAGTCAGTTATTCTATGAGCAAGATTTAGCTATATCAGCAACAACTTGTAATTGTGGCAAGGTTGCAATACATGGTGATGATATAATTATTGTAAATGTTTTAGCTGAATGGGATAACGATAGACCTCCTAATTGTAGCGTAGCTCATAAGATTGCTAATAGAATATTCATGCGTGATGAAGATAATAAGAACAATGTTTACTTTACTAAAATATCTCCTCAGCATGGAGCAATGACTCAATCAGTACCAGAAGAATTTTATGCTGAATGTGATCCTGATGATGGTGATGAAGTTCTAGGTATAAATGATGCCAATGGTATTCCAATGATTTTCAAGGAAAGATCGTTTGGTAGATTGCTACAAACAGGAAAAGATATTTATGTCTATAAAAAAATAGCTGATATTGAATGTCTTGGACATCATTGCATAGCTAAAAGAGAACAGAACGTAGTTTGGTTAAGTCGTTCTAATTGTCATATGAGTAATGGTACGTCTGTTATAAAAACAGCAGACACTATTGAATCTACCATTCGAGATCTTAATTTCACATCTGGTTCTAATTTCTCAGGAACTCTTGTAGCAGACAAGCAACAAGTAAGATTTGCTGTATCTGATGATAATGTAGGAACAGATGGAGAATGTGATATAGTTTTAGTAGGAGATTATAAACAATCACAAGCACAACTTGCGTGGACATTTTATAGACCTGTAGGCTCTAATTATCCTTCTGTACAGGCTGCTTGTTGGGGATCTAGAATTGGTAGCAATAATGCAATAGAACAGTTATTCGGCAATGCTAAGGGTAATGGGTTCGCTTATCAGATAGGAATTAGTTATACTGATAAAGAGGATTGGACTAATTCATATGGTATTTATTGGGAATATATTACTAGATGGATAGACTATGGAGAAGATAGCACTAAACTATTTAAGTACGCTAATGTTAAAATCAATTCTACAACTGGCGGTGAATCTACATTATTTGTAGGTGCTCAATATAGTCTTGGTGATACTACAATTGCTATTAAAGATATTACACTTAATACTGGTCAGCAAATTTGGGCTGATGAAGTTAATTATGTACAAAAATGGGGAGATGAACTTTTTGCTAGTAGTGAAATTATAGATGAAAATTGTTATATTCAAAAGAAAGCTAAACAAGCTAGATTAGTATTTAGAAATTCTACTGCTGGTATAGCTATTGAGTTCTTAGGCTGGGCTTTATATGCAGGAAGGATGCAGTTTAAATAATGAAAGCAATTACAAATAGAATACCAGACAATCAACAAATTGATGAATCTATAGAAGCATTAGCAACTGTAATCAATGGTCAGATAGAATCAGACAATATTAAATTTGAACGTATAACTGGAACTACAGATGCTAGTGCAGGAACTACTAAACGATTTCAGCATAGATTGAAACAGAAACCTATATTTTGGTTGCCCGTATTAGGACAAGTTTATACAGATGAACTTACAAGTACGTCAGTAAATATTAAATCAACAATCAACTCAGAAGTATTTGAAATACTTTTAGTGAGGTAATTATGGCCCATGTAACTTTACCAAATGATGATGTAAGTGGAAATCTAAGAAATGGTGTAGATTACGCTAAAGGATCTATTGTTTTTGCAAACGACAAGGCTTTGCGTGATGGTATAAATGGAAATCTAGATAACACTAATATTAAAACTGGTGCAAATATAGCAGCTGCTAAAATATCTGGCACAGCAGTTACTCTTGCTGGATTAGAAACATTAACGAATAAAACTCTTACTTCTCCAGATATAAACGGTGGTACTATAGATAGTGCCACAGTAGGTGCAACCACACCTAGCACAGGTAAGTTTACTACCTTACAATCTACAGGTAAAAGTATAGTTCCAATGCTAGTACCTAGACAGGTACAGAATTTAGGTTTAAAAATAGATGGCACTACTTTATATGTAGTAGGTGCTGATGGCACGACTGATTTGTCGGCAACGAATCCAGGATATATTGGAGTTAAAACAGCGTCGGGAATTACAAAAACTTTTGCTTTTACTTCCAATCAATCAATCACGTTTGGCGCAGCTTCCGATACAGATGGGAATACTC